TGAAAACCAGGAGGAACAGGAGATGGGAACCTTAGCACAGGTTAAGGAAACACAGATCGAGAATAATGAAAACCAGGAGGAACAGGAGATGGGAACCTTAGCACAGGTTAAGGAAACACAGATCGAGAATAATGAAAACTCTAAGGACCAGGGAAAAACAGGTGAGAGTAATCAATTACCTCCGCAGGGAGTTGTAGTTGAGCCGCCGAAAGTTATGGTTGAGGGAGACGGGGATACAGGCATTACACCGGAAGAGTTGAGCAAGATTTTAAAGCCTACGAAACAGGAAGATGAGGAGACAGAGGCCCCAGGTAAAAAGGAGCCGACAAAGGAAGAGCTGTTTCAGATTGCTCTTGTTGACTGTCTGATAACAAGAGCACGAATGCCGGAGGCAGAGGCAAAGAAAGCAATAGAGCGCCTGGGCTTATCACTGGAGAGCAGGGCTGATATTGTGAAGCTTTTTTCTGACGATATTATATCGCTCAAGATGAAATTCAGAGAGTTTAAAAGGCGGTTTATCCAGAATAATAAATGAGCTGGATAGATTACAAGGATGATTTTGATACCACCGGCGGCCGGATCAGGATTGCCAGGCAGCCGCGAAGCGGGCAGGCTTTAAGGCCCGGCTTTGCCGGTGGTATTGAGCCTGATAAAAAGGTTTACAGCGTGAGCGAGGTGGCTGAGCTTTTGCGTGTGGATGCGCAGACAGTTAAAAGAAAATACCTTGCACTGGACCCTGATGATGACGCGCCTATTCCTTTTGACGGCTGGTTTCGGCTTCCCGGAGGGCACATAAGAATTTATGAATGGGTTATCTCGAAGATAAGAGGGTGAAATACCGGACGGACACCAGGTTTGCCCCTGCGAATTAAAATTAATTTAACTTACTAAACATTAAAAACCATGTAAAACCGACAAGAGTATGTTGACTGTATTATAAATAATAAAAGATAATGGGCAGCATCATACCATTAATCCATAAGCAGGGGGCTGCAAGGCCCCCACCAGTTTCAAGCCTGATGCGGCCACATTGGGTACAACTTAGCCGGACATATATGACGGGATTAGTCCGGACCGTCATGTGTGCCCGGCTTTTTTATTTAAGGAGAAACAAAACATGGCTCTTAAAACCACACTGGAACAATTAGAGGAAGTGCAGGCCGCAATAAGTGAGGTTCTGGTGAGCCAGGAGCTGGGAGGTCCTAATGGTAAAGTTGTAAGGGCCCGCCTGGCAGAGCTTGAGGCTCGGGAAATGCGACTGACCGCACGGTATAAAGCGGAGCAGGGCACGGGCGGTTTTGCAATTAATATAGGTATACCTAAAAGGAGCTATTAATGCTGTCTCAGAAACAGACAGAAATATATGAGCGTGCTGTGAGCGCCATGGGCATGATGTTAAATGCCGGGGGAGCGTCATCTGGTATGATAAAACTGTATGGGCCGAACGGAAAGCCTCTTGCACCTTCATCCGGCGGTTACACATATCAGCGCAGCGGTGCTAAACGTGCAGGAAGCATGAAGAACTGGCGCCCCAGAAAAATAGGCGGCCAGGTTCAGGAGGCCATGGAAAGAGAGGCCTTAACTGCAAGAGCTATAGACCTGGTGCAGAATGATCCTAATGCCGCCGGTGCTGTGGATGGTATTGCTCAAGCTGTTATAGGGGCGGGGCTTACACCTCAGCCGCTTATTGACCATGACGCTTTTTATTCTATTGACAAGGAAGAGGCAAAAACCATTCAGCGTCAGCAGCGTAATATCTACAAAACATGGGCTCCGTTTGCCGACGCGGGCGGCAGGCTGAATAACGGTGCAATTCAATTTCTGCTTTTGTGTAACACTCTGGAATATGGTGAATACCTGGTTCTCCTTCCTATGCTGGATGATCCGACAAGGCCTTACAGCCTGGCGGTGCAGGTGCTTAACCCTCTCAGGTTAAAGACTCCGCTGGACCTGGTGGGAAAACGTAATATTCGTGATGGTGTGGAGCTGGGCGAATATGGCGAGGCCAAGGCCTACTGGATTAAAAAAAGTGATGCGTTAAACCCGGATAAGTATACAGCAGATGTAAGCCGGAATTTTTTAAGTATCCCGCGAAAGCAGGGGCACAGGCTTAATGTGCTTCATGGCTTTGTATGTAAAGAGCCGGAACAGGTGCGGGGTGTTACGTTTTTTGCACCTGCCATGAAGCTTTTCCGGGATTTAAACGACTATCTGGATGCAGAGCTTGTGAGTAATATTGTTACCGCGGCCTTCAGCTTGTTTATTGAAACAGGTGCAGCGGATGACCCTTCTATTTATGCCAAAATGCTTGCAAACAGCACACTTGATTATACGGATGCAGACGGGAACGCGAAACAGGAACGATACCAGGAGATGATTCCGGGCCAGGTAATGTATGGTGCCGCCGGTCAGAAACCTCATCCTATTGCCGCAAACCGGCCAGGTGCTACATTTGAGCCTTTTACCAGGCTGATTAAAAAGACGCTGTCTATGGCGCTGGGGGTTCCATACCCCGTGCTGTTCAGGGACCCTGAAAACGTTAATTTTGCCGGGTTCCGTTCTGCCATGCTTGATGCCTGGCGGGTTTTTATGAACTACAGATCATTTATAGGGCAGGGTTATTGCCAGCCGGTTTTTACCATGTTGATGGAAGAGGCGTGGCTTAAAAACCAGATAGACCATATTGATGATTTTTACGAAAATATGTGGGCACTTACCCGGGCAGACTGGAGAGGGGCGCCCAAGGGCGACATAGAACCTGTTAAGGCGGCCCAGGCAGATGTTCTGCTGATTAAAAATAAATTAAAATCAAGGGGCGAGGCTATCACGGAAAGAGGCGGAGACCGATCTGCCGTTTTTGAAGAACTGGCGGAAGAAAATGAAGATCTGTTAAGCAAAAACCTTGATCCTTCATGCGATGAATCTGCCGTTAACATAGAAAAGGAGCAGACTGATGAGGCTGACTGATTACATACAGAAATCATACTGGGCTATGGTGCCTGAAAAGCTGGATATGATTAACCAGGTGGTTTTTAACCATATCCACGGCATAAGCATAAGCGATGACATAAAAGCCGCTATGTCAGAAAGAAAAAGCCTTGAGAATAAAGGCGCATATGTAACGGCGGGCGGTGTTGCAGTTATACCGGTTGAAGGCGTGCTGGCTAAAAAAATGAATATGATGATGGCCATAAGCGGGGGCACATCTACTGAACTCCTGAAGGAAGTCATTAAGCTGGCTTATGAAGACAAAGACGTAAAAGCTATTGTGCTTATTTTTGATACGCCCGGCGGAACAGTGGATGGGACTGAGGCTATTGCTGATTATATATACGCTAACAGGGGCAGAAAACCTGTTGTGGCTTTTGCGTCAGGGCTCATGGCTTCTGCGGGGTACTGGATAGGATCTGCTGCTGATATGATTATTACAGAGCAGACCGGTGAGGTGGGAAGCATTGGCGTTATTATGGCGCACTATGATTACAGCAAACGGGATGAGATGGACGGGGTTAAACGCACATTTATTTATTCCGGGCAATATAAGGCAGCAGGGAATGACTCTGAGCCTTTAAGCAGGGAAACTTATGACTACCTGAAAGCCGGAACAGATTACACATATTCCCTGTTTGTGGATGCAGTTGCACGTAACAGGGGTGTTTCCGCTGAGAAGGTATTAAAGGATATGGCGGATGGTCGGATATTTATAGGTCAGCAGGCCCTCGATGCCGGGCTTGTGGATGAGCTTGGCAGCCTGGATTACGCTATTGAAGTTGCAATGCTTAAGGCGGGCAAAAGCAAAAACATTTTAACCACAAAATTTAAGGAGGAACGATTCATGCTTGATAAAATAAAATTAGAAAATGAGGCTGTAACCCTTAAGGATCTGGAAGGGTCTTTTCCGGAGCTTATTTCACAGGCCAAAAAAGAGGGGGCAGCAGGGGTTGACCTGGAAACTGTTAAAGCAGAAGCGGCTGAAAACGAGAGGACCAGGATACTGGGTTTGGCTTCGGTTCAGTTTGGCGAGGAAGAGGGGGCCAGGCTGGCAAATGTTGTAAACACCGGGGTTACAGTGGACCAGTTCAAAGCTATTTCGGCTGTTTCGCCTGCGGGTAAAGACACTAATAAAAAATCTGAAATGCTGGATGCTATTAAAAAGGCGGGAGCTGAAAACCCTGGAGCAGGTGAACAGACGCAAACCGGGGAAAAAGACTTCATGATGTTGGTGGAGGATTACCAGGCACAGCATAAGGTGAGCAAAGCGCAGGCTATTCAGGCTGTTTCAGGCAAAAACCCCCAGGCGCACAGCACATGGATTAAAAGCCGACAGGTGCATTAATCGCGGAATAACAGGATTAATGGTTTAAAAAAAATACAATTAACTATCAGGAGGAATTGACCATGTTTAATGAAGGAATAAGAACTTTTACGGCTTACGAGGACCTGGAGGCGCGCAGAAGGGTAAAAATAAAATCATCTACAACCAAGACACCTCCGGAAGTGGAGTATGCAGATGCAGGCGAAGATTATATCGGTATAACCGAATATGCTGTTTCTGCCGGGGATCTGGTGGCGTGCAGGCTTAACTCGTACCCTGGGACATTCGAGATTGAGTGTGTTGTAGACAGCGCCATTGCAAAGGGCACCACGCTTTACGGCGCGGCTGACGGCAAGGTTAGTGATGCTTCCAGCGGTACTGCCCAGGGAGTTTCCCTTTCCGCTGCCACTGCTGATAATGAACATATCGAGATGGCTCCCTGGAACGTAAAAGCTACCACAGCGGCTACGGTTTCTGTTGCCGATGCAGACGGTCATACGCTTAAAACAACCGTTGAAGCAGCGGTTACGGAACTGTATGAGCAGGTTCATACCACTCAAAAAACCATACCGGTGCCGCTGAACGCAATAAGCCAGGAAGACGGCACAACCCTCACAAAGCTGAATTCCACTACCTCCGGGTTTTCGCAGCTTGCAAACAAGGAAATTGTGCTGGCTATTCCCATTGATGCTACGGTTGAGGCTTTTCAGTTTACCACACCTGTTCCGCAGGATCTTGATGATTCAGCGGATGTTGAAGTGCATGTGCTGGCAGGCAAGGCCGCTGATCTTGATGAACTTACTCTGGACTGCGAAGTGTTTCCTTGTGCTGACGGTGATACAGCCAATGCGGATATCCAGGATACTGCAGCGCAGGCTATTACACAGGCCGCCAGCGAGCTGGTGTTTACCTGCGGGGCTGATGGTGTTCTTGCAGCACCTGGAACCCTGTCTGTTGTCTTGACGCTGGGCGGCACCAATGACGGTGATGCTGTGTATATATACGGTGCATGGGTTGAGTACAAAGGCAAGACCGTAAGTGACGCATAAACGCCAATAGCTGGAAAACACAT